TATCATAGTATCTTGCCAACATATAGATGATTAGAGACTTGCCAGACGCCGTAGGAGACAAAAGAAGTTGTCTACCATACTGTATTGCAGTTTTAAATGCTTCGAGTTGGTAATCTCTAGGATTAAAAGGTAAGTCAAGGAGGTCAATCCATTCGTTTATCTTATTCGACTCATCTCTTTCTTTTACTCCTATTACATCTTCTATGCCTTCGAAGTCGAATCCTCTTTCTCTACAAAACTCGTCAATGTAGGGTAGTAGACCTATGTATATCTTCTGAGTTTTTAGAGAGAAAAGTCTTACTTTACCATCCCACCATTTGTTTTTGTATGACGGCATGAACTTGGCGCCAGGTACAGTAAATGAAAAGAAATCGTATAAGTCTCTTGCTAGACCTTTATCACAATTTACTTTGAGAAAACATTCATCTACTTTAGAAACAGTGACTAGATTAGACATAAGGATTGCCATGAAACCAACTGACTAAAGATATTCTAGTACCTCTGGTAACTGGTGTGACTTGATGATGCACAAAAGAAGGAAATACAATTAGACTTCCTCTTTCTTTACCACTAAAGGGTACTGTTTTAATATAATCGTCTACTGATACACTCTGAAGATTTTCATTATTTCTTAACAAATCAAACATGCCCTTTGGTTCTATCCATTGAAAGTTTCCACCTTCATAATCATCCGGACTAGATAATTGAATTGTAGAACTTAACTTTCTATAACGACCACCATGAGATTGTTCTGAATCTCCTGAATCTGTATGCCATGTATAGAAGTCTCCTTGTACTCGTGCTTCTGGTCTATGCCTATATGTTGTGTATTGATGATGTTCTACATAATCCCATTGATGCAACCAATCTGCATCTACTGATGCCATGTTAATGCCATCTTCAATTTTTTTGGCAAGGTCTTCTGGAAACTCTTCGTGTATTAACCATCTGATATCTGATTGTCTGATACTATCATCAATCGTGCCTTGTTCTTGTACATCTGGCGCATCTAAATCGTCTGTTCTTTGACCTACACCGCCAATGACTTCTTCATATCTATTTGCAAATTGAACTATTCTATCGCACTCATGTTCAGTGAAATAACTAGGATATATCATTGCATAGTTTCTTAGATTCATTATTGACCTGCCATAAATTTACGCCACTCGATTGTATTCTTAATAGTTTGATGTCTCCAAGTGATATTATCCATGCATCTTTTTATAAAGTCTACAGTCACTTCTAAGTAATCAATCTTTGCCTTAAGTTTAACTAAATCTTCATCAGCGTTAAAAAAGTAATTGAAATCGTTCTTCATTATTTTAAGACCATCGAATGGGTCTGTTTGCCAACCAAGTTCTTGTATCTTATCATCGTCAAGTTTTCCATTGAACCACATCCACTTATACTTAAGTAGTTGATTGTAGTCTTGGTTGTATTTCTTTAACAGTAAGATTTTACTTGTTAATAAGTCGGAATACTTTGCGTGTAGTTTGGGAACATGTAAAGATGCTGTATCTAATTCGATATCATCTATCTCACAATCCTTCACCCATTGTTCTTTCAATTGTTCTAAATTCATAATATACCATTATACACCATATGGTGTAAAATTACGAGGTGGTTTTAATTTCGTAATACGAGAATCTAAACGATACAGATACTATTGCCGGTTCGGCATCTGCACCAGATTCTAATTCAATTGACCCCAATGATACAGGAAATGCATCATGGAATCTTATGTACCTGTTGGGTACATTTTTGTTTGTGTTTATCACTAATGTGATATCTGAGTATTGATTTCTATCATTGTCGATAGATGCAAGTATGTTAGTTCTATTCACAGCAGTATCAGTGTATGTGCCATACAATGCTGGGTCATTCAAAGGAACTATAGAGTCTATCCAATTGTATATCTCTGAGAAGTTCTCTAAGTCTTCGTCAACAATGAATGATACTTCTAATGTATCAAATGATGCCTTATCTCCTGGAAAGAAAGCATCTAGACCAACACCTGCTGATTGAACAGTTTCGCCAAATTGAACACCTGGTATGTTTACTGTTCTAACATAATACTCTACAGTAGGAACTTTATCTATGAGTAGTCTAAAGTTATTTCTGTTTAGTATTGACTTGTTTATATCTGTTTTTATACCCATAATACTATTTATGCGAAAAGGGGACCGAAGTCCCCAAAAGTTTACTTCTCGTTTACAAACTCATTCAATTCACTTGCAACAGAAATTATCTCCTGTGCATCGATTGATTTTGTTGGTAAAGGTTTCTTATCATCTGGATGATTATCGTTGTGCGAGTAAACCGCATCAATCTTCCTTTGTAAGTTTTCGATTAGTATGGATTGCGCCATACTTAGTAAATCGGCTCTTATTTCATAACCGCTCTTTCCTTGATTTGCCATATTTTCCTCCGTGTGTGTGTGTTTATGACTGTATCTTTATGATACAATAGTATTTAGTGCGCTAAAAAAAAGGGTCTCGAAAGACCCTTTTTAATTCGATTAAAATCGAAACTACTAAGTTTACAGGATATTTGAAACTGCAATCTTTCTGTAGTATTGGTTTACACCAGCAGTACTTGACAAAGCGTCTGAAGGAGTAGCACCTACGAATGGATTTGCAACCATACCGTATCGTGTTTTGAAACCAATTTTCGGTTGGAATGTGTTCTCGCCAACTGCACGAACCATTTGTAATGGAACATACGGACAATAGAACATACCAGCGTCATAAGGGTTACTTCCTCTATAACCTACTGTCATGTAGTCTGACCCAGCATATGGGTCGATGTATACTTTAACTCTTCCGTTTAGAAGACCAGCAAATGTATTGCCAGTATCGTCAACATTTAAAGAAGTTGAAAGTGCTGGAGCGTAATCTAATACGCCTGCCATTGAAAGAGCAGATGCAACATCACTAGAACATAGAATAAAGTTACCTTTACCTCTTCTTGTTTCTTTTGCAATCTTGTTTGATTCTCTTTCGATTTGGAATAATAAACCTTTGAACTTTTCAACTGACCATCTTCCGTTAGCGTCAACATCTAAGTTGAATGTACCAGCAGATGCAGTGCCTTCAGCACCAGTTTTTGCTTGTACATTTACACTTCTTACTACTTCCCTGTTGATTTCAGCAAGGATTTCAGAAGATAAGATGTTTGCTAACTCAGACTCAGCGTCAAGACCGTGGATAGCTTTTAAGTCTTGTGCAAGTTCTAGAGTGTATTCTGCTTTTAATGCTCTGGATACAGCTGTCACTGTTGATTTCTCAATTGTGAAAGACATTTCAGCGAATTCATTTGTAGTTGCATCGCCTAATGCTTCAGCTTTATCTGTGTCCATACCAGTTGGAGTTGCATTTTTATATGCATTTGAACCGGCAAATGGATCACCCTCTCTATCTGCATATAGTCCAGACTCACCTTGAACTCTTCCATGGTCGTGTGAAGCATCTTGTACTTCTTTTACGCCCATAGCTTCTGTTTGGTTTAGTCTAGTACTACCAGTTGGGTAATCTTGATATCTTGCTTTCATAGCGAAGATAAGTCCTGTAGGACCAGTCATCGGTTGAACACCGCAAATGTCGTAAGCAACGAGATTTGGCATAGCTCTACGCACTAAACTAATTAGGATTGGATCCCAGTTAGAAATGGCAGAACCAGTAGCATTTAAAGGTGCAGCTTCTGAAAGAGTAGCTCTATCTTCGTTTAGGGCTTTCTCTTGGTTTTCAAGAATTACTGCTGTGACTGCTCTTTTGTAGTTGTCTTCGATTTTTGGCAAATCGGAGTGCTCTAGAATAGGGCTCCACTTTTCTTGTAAGTTTTCTGATAAAAACATTTTTATTTCCTTTAAATAACCTTAGGGTTTATCCCAAAGGTTTAAGTTTACTAATAGCAGAAGCGTACTGATTCATTGCAGGGTCAAGTCTGACTTCATTCTCTTCTGAGAAATCACCAGTTCCTTCTTCTACTACAGTTTCTTCTGCGATGTTTTCTTCTTTTGGAAAGTAAGCGTTCTTTAGTTCTTCAACTTTATCACTAAAGTCTTCAGCACTAACGAAATCTACACCTTCTGCAAGAGAAACCATCTTCTCTGTTTGTGATTCAGATAGGTCTTTACAGGCCTCTGAAATCACGGTGCCTCTTTTGAGTTGGTCGTTCTCTGCAACAACTTCCATATTTTTAGATACTTCGTTGTCTAGTTTCTCTTCCATCTCATCAAGACGATTTGCGAGTTCATCAATAACATTGTACTTATCTTCAGGCACTTCAACATAATGTTCTACGAACAATGCTTTCATACCTTCGATGAAGTTTTCTGTCATTTCTGACCTCAAACCTCTCTCAATTGCAAGTTCGTTTTCTTTCGTCCACTCTTCTGCACAATACGATAGATACTTATCAACTGCTTCTGTTAGGTCGCCTTTGACAGTTTCTACTGAGGTTTTTAAATTTTCTGAATAAGTTGTTTCTAACTCTTCTTTTATTTCTGCAACTTTTGAAGTGACAGCAGCCTTAAAGATAGTTCTTGCCTTTTCAGAATTTTCTTCTGATAAGTCTAGAGCTTCTGAAATTTTTGATAGGTCGTCCTCTATCTCCATTTCAACGAGGTCTGAATCAATTTCTGAGGATTCTTTTACTTCTTCCTCATCATCTTCATCTTCATCATCTTTTTCGTCTTCTTTCTCTTCTTTAGTCTTAGCTTCAATAATTGAATTGTAAGTTTCTTCGACTGTTTCTTCGTCTGAACTCTTTAAGAATTCTACGATGTTTCTCGCAATCTCTGCTTTAGTCAAGGATTCGTCAACCTTCTTTGAGTCTTCGTCTTCATCTTCATCGTCAACTTTCTTCATTTCTGAATACATTGCTGATAAATCTGATTTACTCATATCCTTCATAGCGTTGACCATAGCCTTGATAGTTTGCATCTTAGAAGGTTTCTCTGATTCGGAAACTTCTTCTTCTTTAACATTCTTCAACTTAGGTTGCTTCTCGGCAGGAGATTCGCCTTTCTGTTGTGGATCACCACTAACTTCTTTGGTTCCTTTCTCTGCGCTCTTAACTGATGCAACTGCTTTGTCAACAGGATTTTCTTCTGGTTTGACGACTTCAGCCTTACCACCATCTATTTTGGCGGCATCGGATGAACCTTGCTTAACAGGTTTTGAGTCACCTTTTTCGGCTTTCGAATTCGGCTGCATAGCCTCTGCGATTGCCTGTTCTAGGTTTTTTTCTAAATCTGCCATTTTTTTCTCCTGTTTGAGTTTTAGCTTAACTCTTTTATTTATATATTATAGGTTCTCTACGAACTTTTTCCACATGTTTAATTTGGTTTCTTCAAGTTTATTCATCTTTGCAGTCCTTAATTTGTTCTGCATAACTTCGATGTCTTGTGCTTTCAGTACACCAGATTCATAGACCCATTCTACACCTTCCATGATTCCTTCAACGAAGGCTTCTGGTGCGGAGGGGTCTGCAACGATATCAGCTGCGGTTGCAAGTTGAAAATCGCCTTTAACATATTGGGCACCACCTCTTTGTTCGAGCGAACCCAAACCTCTTGATGATACGCCAAGTTTTGCACCATCATTAATCAAATTTCTTACGATTTGACCGTTTGGGGTGCTTAAAATTTTTGCTCTTCCCATGAAATTAGAACCATCTTCTTCTAATTTTGTTATCATGTGAGATACTTTGTCTAAATTGATTGTTGGTCCGTCAGGATGTCCTAACTCACCAAATGCTCGTCCTTTCTCAACGAACTCTTTACAGTAGCGGTCTACTTCTTTTTTCATTACTTCTTTAGGATAAACTCTGCCGTTTCTGTTTTTAATGTCGGCCTGCATGAATACACCTTCGATGAAGTAATCTTTCTCGCCCTTTTCGTTTTCTTCTACGATTACTGGTTCAATTGCGTAATCAACAAATTCAGATATTAGTTTCATTTATAACTCCTAAAATTTCTTCTAATGAGATGTCTTCTTCATTCATTTGTTTCATTACCATTTTAATATTCTTCATCTCTTTTTCAGCTTCTTTCATGTTTCTGTATGGGTCTCCCATTGAGACTGTATTAACATAAACATGAATCTTGCCTCGTTTATCTTCGCCGAATCTTATGTCCAGTGTTTTACTGCCTACTTTTTCAGTAGACTTCTTAACTTCTTTCTGTCCTGACGGAAGTTTAAACTTCGCCTCATTAAGAATCGTTGTTATCTGGTCCCAAGTTTTCGCCATTCATCCAATCAACTGACATTTCGACTCTTTTCATGTCGACCTGGTCAGCAGCCTTTTGTTTGATACCCTTGAAAATAGAATCTTGAGCATCTTGTAATTTACCGGACTCTATTTGGTCCACTATGTTTTTTGCTATTTCTGACATTAAAAGTCTTCTCCTTCTTCACTATGTCCCTCTGAATCTATTTCGCCTTGTATTCTAGCGATATCATCTTCTGAGAAACGAAGTATATGTTTTCTGACATAATCGTCTGAAAAATACTTACCAATAAATGATTCTGCCTGTGAAAGAATATCTAATCTTTCTCTGATAATCTCTCCCTCTTTTAACTCTTGGAAGTGATTGTCTGTTGCAAAATCATAATGTATAAAATCTTTCATTGCATCAAACTCAGCGCCTGATACAATATTTTTTAGAACCATTTGAGTTCTAAGTAAATCAGTAAAGAGTCTTGCAAACTTAGTTTGTAGTCTCTTAGTGAACTTATTAAATTTAAGTTCATCTCTACTAATTTCTGATGCCCTACCCATGTTGAAACCATTATCTGCTTCAAGTCTAGATGTAGGTACATTGAGAGAACGATATAGTTTCTTTTTAAAGTATTCTATATCTTCTATCTCTGCAAGGTTCTGACCACCTGGTAGTGTAGTAATCTCTGTTCCTCTACCACCTTCTCTTCTTGGTAACCAAAAGTCTTCTAACATTGACATGTGGCGTCTATCATCTTTGATTTCGCCTGTGTCTGCATTGTAAACAAGTTTATTTCTATACTTGTTCATTGTATCTGCAAGGTATTGTTCTGCCTTTACTTTAGGTAAATTACCAACATCAATATAGAAGATTCTTCTTTCTGGTGCCCTTGATATTCTGTAAATAACAAGTGCATCTTCCATCATTGATAACTGATTTGCAGTCTTCAATGCCTTATGCAAATATCCGATTACAACATTCTTTGTGTAATCTAACATACCAGAAGTAGTATAACTTACTGCCTCTGGTGCAATCTTAACTGTGGCGCCTTCATTTGCGACACCTTTGTCGAATCCTTTGTCGTTAAACATATAGAATTCTTCAACTTTTTTGATTATATCTATTTTCGTTTTAGTGTCTTTTTCTTTTTCAACATTACGAACTTTCTTAATCTTTAATGGGTCAACATTTCTAATGTCAACCATGCCTTGTTGTGGTCTTTTAGAATCTACAATCTTATGAAAGTAAATACGACCATCAACATACCATTTACGGAATAGTTCATGTGAATTTTGATGGAATTTCATCAAGGTTAGAATCACCTTGAATTCTTCGTGCATCTTTTGTTTGATGCTGTCGGACAATTCTACATCTCTTAAATCTAATGAGACTACTCTATCTTGGGTATCTGAAACTATACATTCATTTACTATATCTTCGATAGCAATATCACATTCTGGCACAAGAGATGTCTCTCTGTATCTTCTAATGAGTGCGACCTCATTCTTGATACCTCCTTCCATATCAACATAGGAACCATATGCCCCACCTGATATGAAACCACCTGGCGACTGTTGAACAATGGGAGTTCCATCATCCTCGGCCGGTGCTACAAAAGAAGTCGCTGACTTCTTCTGTATATCTACATCTCGTAATTCGTCTTTCAACCCCTTACGATTTATTTCAAACCCAAAAATATCCATAATTATATTTATAACACCCTAAATGGTGCTATTTTCACTTTATTTTTAAAGGACTCTTTCCCAATGCGAATACTGGAATTCAACATCAAATGTCTCCAATGTGTCAACTGTCTCATAAGATAAGTCAATCGCACCAATACTAGTTGGAAACATGTTAAAGAATTCGTATCTCGCAAGGACGGAATCATCTTTGTTTAATTGTTCAACAAATGCTCTGTCTACTAAGTAGTCAAGGTTTGTTTGTCCTTCACCACTGTCTAAGTCTTGAATGTCTGTTTGCCATCCTTCTAGTGCAGTTCTTGCTGAGAATTCTACATCATTAATAATTGTCACGGTCCAAGGTTCGAATGTTCTATCTCCTGCGAGTTTTAAAACATGTCCTCTGAACTGTTGTTCAACAACACCTAATGTAGCAGCAGGAATCTGTGCTGATTGACATAAGAATTCAATCTTATTACCTGTTCTAGGTATAAAAACTCTAAAACGGTTAGCTCTTGGGCCACCACCTAGAAGTTGTGCTTTGAATTGGTCTATACTTGCCATCTAATTACTCCTTATACTGCGCCGTAAATTTCTTCAAACTGAACACCACTTCTAGCAGCAACAAAGTTTAAAGTTATGTAGTTAATTGATTTAGAAGGTTTCAAGAAGATAGAACATACAAATTCGTTTCTATCTTGTACAGCGTCTGTATTGTTTGTTTCGTCACAAACGACTGAGAAATCTACTAATCCTCTTCTGTTTTTAACATCTCTTAAGAAAGGTTCTACAGCAGCCCTAAATTGAGCCCTTGTGAATGAATCGTTGAATTCAAACAATTGAGCCTTAGCAGCAGTTGAAATTGCCTTTTCTAAAGTGATGAATAGTCTTCTTACATTTATTCTATCAAATGCGGAAGGTGATGTTAATGCAGTCTTATCTCCAAATAGTACTGTTCCCTGTCCTGGGAAGGTAACTACTGGATTAATTCTTGCACGATATAGGTCATCTCTACTTGACTGTTTCGGATTGAAAGCAAGTTTAGTGATACCTAAGTATTGTCCTCTTGAGAACCCAGCAGGCGAGAACCATGGGTCTTGAAGTAAGTCACTTCTTGCCATAATTCCAGCAGTGTGTCCACATGCAGGTACCCAACAATATTTGTCATTGTACTTCTCGTATTGATAAGTCCAACCACTGTCGAATACTGCGTAAGAACTAGATGTGCATGATGCGTAATCTGCCTTAACATTTGTTGATTGTGTTGACTCACTTGATACGCCAACTACTGAGGCTCTTCTTGGAGATGCAACTACTAAACAGTCTTTTCTATTTTCTGCAATCTGTATTGCACTGTTTACTAGTGAATTGTGGTCTGCAAGAGTATCTTGAGCACCCTCTGAACCACCCCCAGCGTCACTGGATGTTGACCCAACGACTAAGAAAGCCATATCTATTGTTTCTGCATCTGAGAAATGTTTGTCCCATGCATCGGTCTTTTGACCAACTGTTGGGTTTGCACGACCATCTGCACCACCTGTTAGTGATGAGATTTCAGGAAGAGCAGGTCTTGTGAAGACATTACCGACTGCAGCCTGTAATGTTCTGTTTTCTGCGACTGTTAAGTCTGTTGCAGTTGAGTGACCTGACCACCAAACATACTTTGATTCTCTTTCGATTACATCTTTGTAGTAGTTTGAATTACCTGTAGAATTCTTTGCATCTGACCCTAGTGATACGAATGAGAATGACTCTAACACAGCGCCTTTAGTGCCTGTGAATAGACCATCTTCATCTTCAACAACAAGGTGAATCTCATCATTTACTGCGCCAACTAATGTGGCCCCTGCTGATGTTCCTGGTGCTTTGTCGAATAATGCGTAATGTTCCCAATATCTATCAACTGATTCATCATCAACAACAGCACTTGTAAGACCAGTACCTTCTGGTTGATTTAATGCCTTAAATGTCAATGTGTTTGTTGAAATACCAACTACTTGATAATGAGTCGTGTGATTTGCGAACTTAATGATGTCGCCAATTATAACAGCGGCGCCTGAATCTACTACAACTGATGTTGCTCCAATTGCGTAGCCTGACCCATTGTTGACTGCGGTAGCAGCGTCATTGAAATATGCGTTTGAAGAAGCACACATGTGAACTTTAATAGAATTACCTAAAGCCCCAGCGTGTCTTGCAACCCACTTACCGACTGTACCTGCTGCCCCACCTGATTTATAGGTGTTTACATAGTCGTCTGAATTTTTTAATAATGTTGCTGAGTTTCCTGTTTGGTTTGCGTTGAATAAACCAGTGTTAGAAATTCTAACTACTGATAATGAAGAACCATATCTCAAGAAAGACTCGGCAGTGTAGAAGTCTTCAACAGAGGCGTTATTGTCTGCTGGTTTGTAGAATTCTTCAACTAGTTGTTGTCCATCTGAAACTGTTTTTACTTCATCAACAGGTCCCCATTGGAATACGCCAGCGAATCCACCTCTTGTTGAGGATACTGCTGGAACAACATTCGATAAGTCAATCTCTTTGACCTGAACGCCTGGTGAAACTTGAAATGCCATACTTTTCTCCTGTTAATGTATTTTTACATTGTAAAAGTTGTTTACACTTTTATTTATATATTTATAATATCTAAGAACCCTTAGAGTACCATCTGTCGCCACTAGCGTCAACAAATGATTCGACTTCGCCTTGGTCCCCAAATACTCCCGCTGGTAACATGTCATCCTCTATCATTTTCTGTTGTTCAGAATATAATAAATCTTTAACAGCGGTGTCTGTTAAGTGTGTGAAGAACTCTGTGGTTACAAACCACGCAAAGAGTACACAATTCATTACCATGTCGTCATGATAACCTCTGTCTGCCTCGAATGAAGAACCTTTATTAACAAATGTCATAAGTTCTGTAATCGTTGCTCTATCTACTACAGATAGTCTGTTTTCTTCTAGTAGTTCCTTTAAAGTGGAACAACCAACTCTCTTAATCTTTCTAGACATTGTGATACCAATGTCTTTCGCATGTGTCATACCTTGCACAAAGACATTTGGATATTCTATGTCATAGTGCAATTGTGTAGCGACCATTGAACCCTCTGCATTGTTTTCTATTATTACAAGTGCTTCATTATATCTACTACAGTACTTATTTATTAAATCCGGAAACAGCATGGGGCTAATCATGTTATCTCTGTATGTACAAACCTGTTTAAATGGTCTTTGAGACACATCAAAGATACTAAAAGTAGAATAGTCGAACCCTCTACCTTGTGATACATCAACGGTTACAACATAGTTATGGTCTTGTTTTGGCGTATCATATACTATTAAACCATCTTTTTTCCATTCGCCATCTACTGCTCTCATACCCAATAATGTATCTGCATTGATAAGAGTATTACCAGTACCTAAGAAACTGTTGCCATATTCTTGTTCAAACTGTGCCTCTGAGGTGTTTGCAATAGTCTGTTTCTTCCACTCTTCATCACGACCTGGCACATCTTGCCAACCAATAGTGAATGATTTATACTCTGATTGGTCATGTATAGCACTTTCGTATATCTTATGAAACATATTACCCACACCATTTGCAGTAGATGTGATAATAACTTTTGAATCTTTACCAGATGTGACAACAGGATATGTAGCAGTATAAAATGTCTCTGCATCTTCTACGAAAGCAAACTCATCAAGGTACAACATGTTAATTGACATACCACGAATGGACGATGAAGATGTGGCAGCTGCGACCAGTTTACTATCATTGCCGAACTCGATGTTTCCTTTGTTTAGAATCTTTACGCCTGGTTGTAAGAAGAATGGCACGGTCTCCAACATGGTTACAATACGAGACACCATCTCTCTGGCAATCGCACCTTTGTTCGCCAGAATCGCTGTGGTGACTTCTGGAGTGAACAATAGATACCATAAAAGATATGCACATGATGTAATTGATTTACCACTCTGTCTGGCGGCAAGAATGACACTGAATCTATTGTCATTAAAATGATTTATGAGTTTATCTTGATATCCACGAAGTTTAAACGGTACTAGACCTTCATCTAGTGATATAATCTGACAATAATTTTGTATAAAGTGGCAAGGATCCTCAGAACATTTTTGATATTCTGCTATCTCTTCTGGTGTATACTTTGTTTCTACACCTGCTCTTTTGATTAAATTGTTACCTAAGTAACCTTCGTTCTTCGCTTGAACCATATTTTAGTCTTTGTTCTTCTTAAGGAACTTTTGTAATTCAGAAGTTGACCCAACATACAAATGATTGTGTTGTTGTCCTATCTTCTGTTGTTCTTCGCCCTCTAACTTCTTCAATTTACTCTGTAAATCTATAAGTTTCTCTGCTGTTTCACCTACTGTTTTAATTAACTGACCTGCAACTTCGTATGCACGAGGGTGTTCTGTTTCTTTTGATAATTGTAGTATGCCTTCGATTGCATCTTGTCCTCTTTCTACGAGTCCATACAGATTTTCTCTAGCGTATTTGTAATCTGTTTCCATGTTCTCATGTCGAGAAGGAAGTTTAACTATCTTTGTTTCTTCTTTGATGTCCGATTCTATATTTAAAAGGTCATCTAATTTTTCATCTATATCATTCATGTTATTGCCTCGAAATAGTCTATATTCAGTACATGTCTATATTTTTTACTACATGTATTGGTTGTACCTGTGTGTTGTGTATGTCCATCAAACATCAATATTCTATTCGCAACACTATCAATACATTCTATTTCATCTGATTCTTTTAGCATAGTATATCCATTATTTGTATTTAAGTATAACAATGCAGTTTTTAAATTTTTTGGTGCAGTCTCAATGTCCACATGAAATTCATTTTTTATAATTGTATCAGTTCTTGGCAACATATTAAGTTTACATCGCACTAAAGAACAAACATTTAATTTATCTAATAATGGTTCAATCCACTCATATGCATCACTCTGAGGTTGATTGTCAAAGTATAATGCATGTACAAATTGTATCTCATCACCATCTCTATTGACTGTATTTAAAAAATATGGAAAAGTTGGATGAGTAAATTTATCTACTAGTTCATTAAAGTAGTTTTGGTCTAATGCATTATCTATTATTTTCATCTATTTCATTCATAATTAACTATTGTCTTCTTCACTGTAATCATCTTTGACACCATCGTCATAGAAAGATACATTCTCTGCAACAACGAAAGTATCGTCTGCATCGACTGAACCAACAAAGAGTAATTTATTACTAGCATCGGTCATGTTCACAGCAGCCGAAACTGTTATTTGTTCTCTGTTAGTTGCAATTGTGGTTATTGTGGGATTGGTATCTAAGTTGGTACCAAATACTTCATCTCCTACACTTATCTTACTATTTATTGCACTAGGGAAGGTGATTATGTTTAGGTCACTTACTGCATTTGATAACTCTTGGAATGCAGGTTCATAGTGTTTAACTTCTTTAACAAGTCCTGATACACCTATATTTGATGATGTAAATGTTTTATTGCCATCTCCAATATAAGTTCTTTCAATAACATTCTTAATGATATTGCCTGTATAGATAGGACCAAAGAAGTATGTCTTCATTGTAAAGTCTAAAGTATATTCTATAACTCTTCTATCTTCCATTGAACCCTCATAGTCATCTTGAAATGATACTGAGTTTAATATTATGGGTACATCTCTATGGTCTGCCATATCATCAACCATCTTCATGGTGACTGTATATTCTGGTTGAAAGTAAGGTAGTATCTGTTCTACGATTTGCAATGCATCATTCATATTCTTAGTTAGAATAGTTAATGTGAAGTTTAGATTGTAAGGTGCAGGTGCGTATTGAAAACCTTTTTTACCATTTGTTTCCATTATAGGTTTGACTGCCCTTATGAGTTTGTTCTGTTGTCTCTGTACATCATATTCAAAACCTGTCAATTCAAATGCCATCCTTGGCAACGATATTGCACTCCTATTTCTATCTGATAGATTCGCCTCTTCAGCAATTCTATCTAAAAACTTTTGTTTAGGACCATATGATATTGGTACCATAGGAGAAGATAAGACTGTTCCGTCTGATTTGATTTTCTTGAATTGAATGTTATTAAACATTGTACCAAATACTGATACGCATCGTTTAATAGTTTCATTGTAAAAATATGTACCGAACATTATGGTTCACCAAATGGGTTTGTTTCTGATAAGTCTAAGTATGATGAATCTTTATTCTCAAAGTCTAAGTTCTGAGCGGCTGCATCATTGTTGAATGTCATTCTATCGTCTATAGATGAGATAGTAAATGTTGCGCCATTGGCACCATTTAATACATCGCCAACTTGTAGTGTTGTTGTGATATCTTTTGCGAGAAGTTTACTTGTCGGTTGATTCCAAGATACAACTTCTGCAACAACTGTACCATTGAGTGCGAGAGTTTCATTCGCAATATAGTCTGTTGCATTACCATTGTTCATTGTCATATTCAATGAGTATGCTTGTTCATCTTCTATCAAGTCTATGTCACCAATTCCAGTATCGAAATCTTCTTGACTGTATTCAAACAGTTCACATCTTAGTTTAAATACAAACAGTTTACCTACTTGATAGAAAGGGTCTTCATGTTCTACAAATTTAATTTCAAACATAGAACCACTAAGAGGGAAGTAGATTAAATCTCCTTCGTTTGGTCTAAATGATGTTGCGAGATTTGAGTCTAGTGAGATGAATCTTTCCCAACTTCTTAATGATATAACAAAGGTCGCCTGGTCTCTAATCTGTAAACCAAACTTAGACATAAGGTCGCCTTCGCCTTCGAAACCATCTGTATTCTCAATGTACATTTCAACTGAGTATGCATCACCAAATTTAGATTGCACATCTTCATTGAGTATACTATCCTCTTCGATAACTTGTCGAGGTAGATACATTGTCTCGTGACCATACATTCTTAAAGACTCAACAACTAAATCTTCATAGAGATGTTGTTCAGAATTTACTGCATGATTAAAAAATACATTTGTTGCCATAATTTATTAGCCCATCATGTCCATGGGTAACATGTCATGATTTAGTCTTGCCTCTTCTTCGAGTCTTGTTATTTCTTCTTGTGCCTCTTGTTTCATCTGTTGTCCATCTAGTGTCACACCACCTGGTAATGCGATACCTGAGAATTTAGATAAGTTCTCTCCCCACTGATATTTACATAATGCAGTTGCATATTTTTTTAACCACATGTCATTGTATACATCTGTAAAGTTATTTGGGTCTATCTTTCTATAACATTCAATAACAATATACTCACCTTCATGTACAAAGTTTGAGTCCATGTGTAAGTATAATCTGTTTTGATGTTGATTGTAATTGATTGGTGTTCTACCAATAAGAATGTGATTCATTGTTTGAATCTGTTGTTGAACCATTTCATAGTGCAACATGTTAGTAGCGTTCATACTATATAAATCATTTAATCTTAACTGATATCTAATGTCCCACATGTTGAGCGCTGACTTATCATTGAATGGAAATATGTTCATAACTGCCATAACAAACTCTGGAAGAACAATGTAATTTTGTTGTTGTTTGAATTGTTCGTCTGTATATGCGTGAGTACCAGCTGCGCTTTCAGTGAATGATTCATCACTCTTCATTGTTTGTTTTTTGGTACCTGTCATCTGATGTTTTAGATAACATTTAATCGTTCCATCGTAATGATAATTGTAGAAGTATTGAAGTGCTTCGTCTATTCTATCATCAAACTGGTCTTCATCGATGTTGATTTCCAGAACAGGTGCACCAAGTTTTCTTTTGATGTACTCTTTGAATGTTGCTTTACTGTTTGGAGTTGCCATAGTAGTATTTCCTGTTTATACTACTATTTATATGAATTCTAATCTTGGAAAAAAGTTTTTGTTTGTAGTCTATCTATCTTCTCATCTATACGCTCTATAGAATCGATAATTCTCTGAAAAGACTTCTCCATCTGTTCTCTAGTGACATAATCCTTGGCGATTTCTTCTCTTGTTTTATTGATAAGAATATCCATTCTCTTTTGTTCAGCAAAGATTCCTCGAATCATCCATCCGACAGGAACTACTACAACAGTAAGAACAATATTCCAAAGTAAGTGTGGGTCTATGACTATATCCATATTGTTATTTATGAATATGACTACTGTATCAACTTACCAAATCTATCTGTTCTGAACACTAAACCCATGTTTTCTTTATGCCATTCTTCGCCATTCTCTTCAATAAGAGTTTCTCCATCGGGATGTTGAATCTCTATATTAAACGATATACTATATCTATCTTTATCTGTCGTGTTTGGTTCAACCATATGCATGGTGCCACTAGGAAATAAAAGTATGTCTCCAGTTTTTGGTTGCCAACCCCAAGATTCTTCCATTCTAGGTGAAGATAGAGCCATTCCAACATAGTGTTTAGTTGTTTCTATAAACTTAATATCTCCCTCGTCTCCGTCTGCCCTAATATAACATGCACCAGAATAAGTACAACCATTATGTAAATGTGGTGCATTATATCCACCTGGATAGTTTATGTTTCCCCATGAGTTATGCATAACACATTGAGCAGTTCCTTTTTCAAATCCACAATAACCCATAATCTCTTCCGTCACTGTTCTTTTAATTTGTCTCATCAACTTATTGAATATGGGATTGTTATCGATACCATCGTTTGATTGCCAACCGAGACCTTTATTAGACCTTCTTCTACCTTCACGGTCTCTAGTTCTCATAGCGTCCATTTCATCCTTCAACATTTGAAAATACTCTGGCGTCAATCCTTCCACTTTGTCTTCTGGATTATATAACCATTCTCTAATACAAATTACTGCTGGACTAAATAATTTAATCGCCATCTATTTCTCCTTTATGAAATGGACACTCTGGTGGAGGTTCCATTTCTTTGAAATTCTTACCTTTTTGTTTCCAATGTCCTTCACTTCTATATGCACCCATATTGTTGGGTTTCTCTTTTAATAGTTTATCGTACTTCTCTCTGTTTACTTGGTCCATGCTAGGAAGTTCTTGTACTCTTTCTTCGGTTCTATCTTTGTGCCATCCAGCAGTGTCTTTTAACTGATAAGTCGATACCCATTCTTCTCTTTTAAAAGGTATAACTTGAACTAGGGGAGTTCCTTTTGGTATAACAAACGAATGACTAACTTTAGGATAGAAAATAATTTGTGAATTGTCTTGATTGATATTAAAGTCATCTGTATCTATAACACCTTGCCATGTTGCAAAATGATTGTTTTGAAATAAAAAGGGGTCTAAATAGAAACAAGAATAACCTTTTGGCGTTATTATATTCCAAGCATTTCTCATTTTAAATGCATCTTTAATTGGACCTTCTTCCCCCAAATAACTGAATGAGTGTGCAAACTGAGCTGCAGGATGAGAAGGAGATGCTTGAGATTGTGAAACCTCTTTGCCAAATTCTTGAGTATATGTTTTGCCGTTATCAAAAACAACTTCCATATCTCTATTTGCAAGAATATACCAACCAGATTTTAACCAATCATCCATTGCCGGACAAGCACGAATAGTCTGTATTCTTTGTCCTCTATCGTGTTGAAAGACTTTCATCTTTTTCCACCAATCAGGACTTAACGATTTAGCAAGAACTGGTTTCCAGTCTCTAAGACTCTCTTCGTTAAATGTAGTGAAATCTATCGTTGGCATTATATAATTCTTCCTTATCTACTAGTTCTATCTCGTCACCCCTAAGTACGATAGAACATCTATCTGCATATCGAGCTCGTTCTGTTGGTGCATCTGCACCATGTGGTATTCTTCCATCAAACATTAACAATCTGTTTGGTTTAAACTCTATACTTCCTATAGAATGTTTTTCTATGTGTTCTTCTCTTCCATCTAAACCGGCTTGATAAACACCTTTATCATAAAATCTTAAATCTCCACCCCATGCAGGATTCCAGAATTTATTGTAGTAATATAGAAATGATAGGTTCCATTCATCTTGTTCATCACAATCACAATGAGTTGTACCATGTTGACCATGAGTTTGAGAATTGGTTCCCATATACTGAAATCTTTTCCATTTAAAACCAAAGTCTGTACATATTCTTCTGTTCAACCATCTAGCGTGTTCTACACTTTCGGTTGTTTCTCCATATTCCATTTCTGGATTACCATAATCATCTGTTTTAAAGAATGATGCACCCCAAAGTTGATGATGAGGTAAACCTGTGGGATGTTGTGCGTTTACTTGATTTTGTTTAGCCCACCTAGGACCTTCAGAAGTTTTACGATGAATCCATCGATGTATAGAAGTCTCTAAGTAATCATCGATTACATAGACTTTATTTCCTAAAGGAAAGTCTTTAATAGTAAAAGGTTTATCTACCTTGACTATTTCTAGGGACATAAACTACTCTATTAATGCTTTTTGTGGAGGTGGGAATCTATTAATATATTCTTCTACATCTGGAAGTAAATCTTCTCTAGTTGATTTTACATCATTCATAACATTTACATAGATGTTCCACAGTACATCATAGTATTCCAATACTCTTCTTGCATCTGACCTTAAAGGATGATTTGAACCATCTCTACCTGCAGCCATAACATCTACCAGACTTTCAAATCCATAAGATTGAATTTGTTGGTCTAAGTAATTTCTACCAACATCATTAATTTGTTGACTGTATTGATTGGATAATGTCACATCGGAAGGTGGAACAGAATTTTCAATGTAGTTTTCGATTGCATCTAACTCAACATCTGTTAATGAAATTTTTTCTTGTTCATCAAACTGAACATTGTCTTTCCATTCCATAATCTTGACTTCGATGTCATCATAGATAAGAACATCATACTCAAACCCCAAATTAGGTTTATCGACATTATCATGTCTCCATTCTAGGCCATTTGGTTTTCTAATAGTGAGATGACCATTCTCACAATAAATTAACATATTCATAACAACTCCATAATTTAGTTTTGATGTTTGTTTTTAAATCTTTCATACATATTTAGGTGTTCTATTTCAGAAGTATCCATACCTTCAATCCAAGGACCGCCTCTAGTATAATGTATAGCACAAGCACGCCACTTTTCTTCCTGTGTATCATGCCCCTCAGTTATAACATACCATTCTGGTATTTCTGATATCTTATCTGTCCATTCAAATTGATGTAGATATTTACCACTTTCAGTATTGATAACTTCTGGTGTAAGTTTTTTACAGTCTTCATGACCATTATTAAATATCATTAATGATGACCAAAGTTTTTTAGGATAAGATACATTCTTTTCACCGTTAAATTTTGTTTCAGCATAAGTATCAAAATCATACTGAACACATGCAACTGCATCATCTAAATCTAAGTAGTAGAACATTGGTAAGATACTTTCATTGAATAGTATATCATCATCAATAAAAATACTAAATCCTTCATAGTTTTCTAAGTAAGGAATTAAGAATCTACTATATGTGAACTCTGTTGATTGAGCTGCATACTCTCTATTATACTCTGGAATCTTTGATATGTCAAGAAACTTTATCTCAGGAGTCCAATCTCCTAATATATCATGTACATCACCACGACCTGCTCCAAATAATATACTACTCTTAAGACATTTAGCACTTAGTTCTGCAATGTCTTTGTGTCTACTATCATATCCGACATAGATTGTCAAGGGTTTGCCAGCAGAAAGTTTATTTACTTTTTTATTGAAGTCTGTCACATCTCCTCTGAAGTTCATCTTCAATAAGTCACTATGTATTTCTAAATATCCACGAGTGAATGAAAACGACATTGAGTAGTGGGCTGCATTTCTTTCTACAAGTTGCGACTTCATTTCCTCAATCATTTCATCTATGGGTGTTTCTGGAAGAGGTATAGCATCGTGGTCATCCCATATCCATAAATCTAAGTCTGGGTCATCCATAGTTTCGAAAACACCTGAACGAACAGAACCTGGATGTATAGATAATTGATACATTCGTTCATCTCTGGAGTTCATACCTGCTGTAGCTACAGTACCTTGAATTGCATTCCATAGACCTTCTTTTCTGATACTATCGACTAACCAATGTGCCTTTGCACCATGATAATATACAGCATTAAGACTACCATCTTGTTGTTCGCTTAACTTAGTACCTGTAAATTCTTCTATCTTTTGATATTCATCATTTGAATTTTTAAAATCCATACCTGCAATTCCTGGTTTTGGATTTTCGGGTGGTGCAGTGTATCCTTTAGAAAGAAAGTAATGATATGCCCATGAATGAGATTGTAGTTTGTTCCAACCAAGAAACTTTTGTTCCTTGATTAACTTAGTCATATCACCCCATTTGACCTGTTTTAATTTTCCTGTTTTGTTCGCTGTCACCCATTTTAAAGATTTATATGCTTCTGTTTCTTTATAATCTTTTGATACATCAAAAGAACCCAACTGAACATGTGTGTTCTTATCTGTTGGATCCCAATCTTTGAGAAGTTCCTTTGTGTGCTCGAGTGAGTCTGATTTTACGCTCATAATATAGTTCCTTAATTTCTACACTAATATTTAGTGATTAGGAATTAACAGGTGTTCCTGGCCATGTTTGTGACAATGAACCATCCCAACGGATAACAGGTGTTTGACCTTGTCTAGCATATGTACTAGGTGACCTATGTTGATAAGTCGTTGGTGTCTGACCTTGTCTAGCATATGTAGAAGGACTTCTATGTTGATAAGTCGTTGGTGTTTGACCTTGTCTAGCATATGTAGAAGGACTCTGATGTTGATATGTAAGAGGTGTCTGACTATTTGCAGGATTTCTGTAAGTAAACGGACTTCTATGGTCATATGTTAAAGGAGACCTGTGGTCATATGTCAACGGACTTCTATGGTCATATGTAAATGGAGTCTGATTATTTCTTATAAACGGATTCTGAGCATTTACAGGATTCTGATAGTTCGCTGTTGTTTGTCTGTTTCTAATATTAGGTTCTTGTTGAGCTCTAATATTAGGTTCTTGTTGTGACCTTATGTTTGGTTCTTGAGCATTTCTAATAAACGGATTTTGTGCATTAGCAATATACGGAGATTGTGCATTTCTAATATTAGGTTCTTGCGTTACCGTTTGACCTGAACGAATATTAGGTTCTTGTTTTGCCCTAATATTAGGTTGTTGAGCATTACTAGGTGATTGAGCATCTCTAATATTAGGTTCTTGTTGATTCTTAATAGTAGGTTGTTGAGCACTCTGCTGTTTGTTTCTAATATTAGGTTCTTGTTGTGACCTTATGTTTGGTTCTTGTGCTGACTGTTGCGCTGAACGAATATTAGGTTCTTGTTGTGACCTTATGTTTGGTTCTTGTGCATTTGAAGTGGTTTGTGCGTTTGCAATATAAGGTGTTTGTCTGTTTCTAATATTAGGTTCTTGTGCATTTGCAGTGTTTTGTCTGTTTGCAATATAAGGTGTTTGTGCATTTCTGATATTAGGTTCTTGAGCTGCACTAGCCCCTTGTGCATTAGCAATGTAAGGAGTCTGAAAGTTTCTGATATTTGGTTCTTGAGCAGACTGTTGAGAATCTCTTATATTAGGTTCTTGTTTGTTCTTAATTGTAGGTTGCTGAGCATTACTAGGTGACTGAGCATCTCTAATATTAGGTTCTTGTTGGTTTCTAATATTAGGTTGTTGTATGCTTCTAATATTGGGTTGCTGATTGTTCCTTATATTAGGTTCTTGATTATTCGCAATGTATGGACTCTGGAAAGTATAAGGTTGTTGACCAGTATAAGGAGTCTGACCATTCTTAATAGTAGGTTGTTGATTATTTCTAATATTAGGTTGTTGATTATTCGCAATATAAGGACTCTGGAAAGTATAAGGAGTCTGACCAGTATAAGGAGTCTGACCAGATGCAATATATGGCGACTGATATGTAAATGGTTGTTGACCAGTATAAGGTTGCTGGCCATTAGCAATAGACGGAGTTTGCACATTAGAAGTGCTTGGCGATTGAGCGATGCCAATTAGAGGTTGCTGTGGCATTAGATTTTACTCCCTAATCTTAATTTAATTATCATCTTCATTATTTTTGCCCAATTGGTAGACCTTGGTTGTTAAAGTTATGTGCTAACATTCCATTAACAAAGAAGTTCGAGTTATCTTCAATATCAGTTAAGTTATAAACTTCCATTTCTGAATGTTCTTCTACTGATACTATCTCTAGTCCCATTTCATCTTGTCTATCAAACATTATTCCATCTAACATACTGAATACACTATCTCCAACTGTAAGTTCATGTGTTTCTATATCTTCCATCCAACTATGTTCTTTGACTGATTTCTCAACATCAAATGCACCCCATTCGCCATTTGGTAGCATCAATGGGTGAGTATCAGTCATCTGTAGAATTCTACCATCTGAGAATGTTATATCCCATATAGAACTGATTGGTTGAGGATTAATTTGTTGTATTCTCTTAGGTTCAAGTAATTTAGTACTTTCGTTCCAAGACATGACCCATTGACCAATAACACATGACTCGATAGGTGCATGTGAACCATCGCCTAACCATATCATTGAACCTGGAGCGAAGCAACCTCCGCCTCCTCCTCCACCACCAAAGGTAAACGGATTTCTGTATCCATAAGATGCAGGAGACTGATTGTTTGCAATCGAAGGCGTTCTATGTTGATAAGTGAAAGGATTTCTTCCACTAAATGGGTTTCTAGCAGAGTTTGGTTGTCTTGCCTGATAAGTGAACGGTTGTCTTGCACTAAATGGTTGTCTAGCACTATTCGGTTGTCTTGCCTGATATGTACTAGGTGACCTGTGATTATATGAACTAGGCGACCTATGGTCGTATGTAAATGGTTGTCTTGCACTAAATGGGTTTCTAGCAGCGTTAGGTTGTCTTGCCTGATATGTACTAGGTGACCTATGTTGATATGTACTAGGCGACCTATGGTCATATGTATATGGTGACCTGTGATTATATGTAGTAGGTGACCTATGGTTGTAAGTAAACGGATTACGATATGTAAACGGTGACCTATGGTCATATGTAAATGGCGACCTATGTTGATAAGTAAACGGACTTCTATAAGGTGACCTATGGTCATATGTACCAGGTTGTCTATTGTTGTAAGTACTAGGATTCTGGTAAATACTTGGCGACTGATGCTGATAACTACTAGGTTGTCTGTTCTGATAGGTACTCGGATTCTGGTAAATACTTGGCGACTGATGCTGATAAGTACTAGGTTGTCTGTTCTGATAGGTACTTGGATTCTGATAGATACTCGGTGACTGATGTTGATAAGTCAACGGACTTCTATGCTGATAAGTGAACGGACTTCTATAAGGCGACCTATGGTCATATGTCAACGGACTTCTATGGTCATATGTAAACGGACTTCTATAAGGTGACCTATGGTCATATGTTAAAGGAGACCTGTGATTATAAGTAAACGGATTACGATATGTAAACGGTGACCTATGGTCATATGTAAATGGTGACCTATGTTGATAGATGAACGGACTTCTATAAGGCGACCTATGGTCATATGTATTAGGTTGTCTATTACTATATGTAGAAGGTGACCTATGGTCATATGTAAATGGTGACCTATGTTGATATGTCAACGGACTTCTATGTTGATATGTCAACGGACTTCTATGATTATATGTAGAAGGATCCTGATATGTTCTAGGGTCTCTATATGTAGAAGGTGACCTATGTTGATATGTGCCAGGTTGTCTAGCATTTCTAATATTAGGTTCTTGTTGTGACCTAATATTTGGTTCTTGTTGATTTCTAATATTAGGTTCTTGTGCATTTACTGGATTTTGATAAATCGCAGGTTGTCTTCTATCTCTAATATTAGGTTCTTGTGCATTAGCAATATAAGGATAAGGATTCTGTTTGTTTCTTATATTAGGTTCTTGTGCATTAGCAATATAAGGATAAGGATTCTGTCTGTTTCTTATATTGGGTTCTTGTGCGTTTGCGATATAAGGATAAGGTTGTTGAACACTCTGTTGTCCAGAAGCATTATTCCAACCGGTAGGCGTCTTTACATAAATCTGGTCTGCAGCTTTCCATGTGCCTGAGTCTGTTTTTACCCATGCACCTCGGGTTGCATTCCAACCGGTTGGTGTTTTTACCTTTTGTGAGCCTGTCGCCATATTATATAGTCCTTAAAATACTATTCTATTTATTAAGAGTAAAGAACCCATAAATCGCCAACTGCGCCATCACTTCCGCCTGGTGCTGATGTTGACTGATATATGTTTCTCGCTGTGCCACCACTGTTTGTTGCATTTGTAATTGTCAATGCGCCAGTGTTTACTGCACTTGGGGTAATCGTTAAATCACCTGTTGATGCACCTGTAAATGTTCCTGTTCCGAATGTGACTGCATCAGCACTTTCATCCCAACCAATAAATACATTGGCATCACTTCCTCTTTCGATAACAAAACCTGAATCGCCTGAAGCAGAACCACTATTACCTGTCCCTAACTCTATAAGTTGGTCTTCGATAGTTGTATTTGTTGCCGAATTGGTTACTGTTGAACCATTAACTGTTAAGTCGCCTGTGAGAACTAAGTTTCCAAATTGAACATTACTTGATGTTCCAACTGCCTGTCCAATAGAGATTGTTGCGGTTGCACCTTCTCCAGAACCACTTACTGAGACACCAGTTCCTTGACTTACACCTGCAATATAATTACCTGTTGTGTCTGTTCCAAGTGCGACTGAGTTAGCAGCGACTGTAGTAGAGATACTAACATCACCTAAATTGGTCATTGTAGCAGAACCTGTCACATCGCCTGTCAAGGATATTGTTGGGTCACTAACATTCAAATCAATTGTGCCATCTGCATCTTGATATGTTGCAGTAATACCACTTTCAGTATTACTTGAGAACATCGCCCCAGCGATATCTTGTACATTCTCTGTTGATAATTGAGTGTTAGTTGTTGTGACTGAACCACCCAATGCAACTGATTGACCATCAATTGTTATCGTACTATTAGCAAGTTTTGCATTTGTAATTGAACCTGCAAGTTTGGATTGATTGATTGACCCTGCCAACATGGCATTAGTAATGTCGTTATCACCAATAACAAAGTCAAGATTACCATTTGTATCATCGTATGATACTGAGATACCTGTTTCGGTACCATCTAACATACCACCAACAATGTCTTCGACTTGTTCTGTTGTTAATTGTGTATTTGTTGTAGTTATATTACCACCAAGTGATACTGCTGTACCATCAATAGTGATTGAAGAATTAGCAAGTTTTGCGTTTGTAATACCACCTGCAAGTTTGCCTTCATTGATAGACCCTGCCAACATGGCATTTGTGACACCAAGTGCTTTTACTTGAACTGCATCTGAATCTAATTCGATTGAACTATCGTCAACCCCTACTGCAAGAACACCACTTGAGAATGAAAGACCATTACCAGCGACTGAAGAAGACAATGCGATATCATTTGCGTTTGCAGTAATACCGTCTCCCCCAATAACATTAACTGTCACATCACCAGAAGTTCCCCCACCAGTCATACCAGTTCCAGCAACTACTGAAGAAATATCACCAGCATCGTTTGTGAAACTAATTACACCAGTTGAACTGTTGTATGATAAGTCACCACCAGCAGATATTAAACCTCTAACATGTGATGTTGATACTGCAAGGTCGATTGCACCATCGTTTGCATCGTCATAAGATGCAGTAAGACCTGTATGTGTACCATTGGTTGCAATTTGAGCACCAACTGTATCTTGTATATTCTCGTAAGGTACTCTAATCTCTAAACTTCCATTTGCATCGTCATATGTCATAGCGACATTGACACCAGAAGTTAGTAGAGCATCTACTCTATCGTCTACTCTTTCGTTTGTGAAGTATAGGTTACTTGAACCTTCTGTAATCTCGTCTGTATTATCTTTACCTGCAACTGAAGAGTCTACATATGCCTTGATTGATTGTTGCGTTGCAAGATGAGTATTACTATTAGAAGCCATATTGTCTTGGTCTAAGACAGCAGTACCCGAAACTGTTCCATTTAGAATTGGAGTCGTTATTGTTTTGTTTGTTAAGTTTTGTGCAGTAGTTAAATCTGCTGTTATCGAAGTATCGATTGTCACATCGTTTGCATTTGCGATAAGACCATTACCTGCAACAACATTTACAGTGACATCGCCACTTGTTCCGCCACCTGTTAGACCAGTTCCTGAGACTACACTTGTTATGTCTCCAGTTGGAACTGTTGCAACTTGAGCGTCAACATATGCTTTAACTGATTGCTGACTTGGAAGTTTAGTAGCACTATTACTAGACATATCATCTTCATCAACTAATGCGTTTGTAATTCTTGCATCTGCTCTTGTATTTGTGAAGTATAAATTACTTGAACCTTCTGTAATCTCGTCTGTATTGTCTTTTGTTAGAATACTTGCATCTACATATGCTTTAATTGATTGTTGAGTAGCGGCATGAGTTGCTGAGTTTGAAGACATGTCATCTTCATCTTTGAAGTTGACTGCAATATCGTCTGCATTTACAGTAATACCTGTACCAGCACCAATGTTTAGTGTTGCATCACCTGAACTTGCAGTACCAGTTAAACCAGCACCAGCGTTCACACCTGTGATGTCACCTTGTTGTCCGTTAATTGTTAGTGTGCCAGCAGCGTCATCATATGTTAATGAGATACCTGTTCCAGCAGTTAGTAGAGAATCAACTCTATCGTCAACTGCCTCGTTGACAGCGGCGCCAGTAATTAAACCAGCAGATGTTATGACCTCAGTAGTTCCTACTGTTAGACCATTTTTGATTATGAAATTTTTACTTGTCATTAGATAGTGCCTCCATCAATGGTGGCGTTAGATAGTCTCGTATCAAATGAAGAGTTGAATCTTGAAGTAGTCATATACAGGTTAGTTGAACCTTCTGTTATATCGTCTGAATCCACATTGGATAACGCACCTGGTACGATTTTTCCACTTGAATTTATGACTTCAGATGACCCTACTGATAACCCATACTCGATTACAAATGTTTGTGTTGTTGCCATTGCTTGTGTCCTTTTGTAAAAGTATTAGTAATTAATACTATTATTTATAGATTGGTGTCGTTCTAAAGACCTCATTTTCCCTAATAAAATTCAATTAGTTATAACTATTTTATACAGCGTGGTCTATTCGCTTAAAATTATAAACTGTGGAGTTTGTACTGGCAGAAGTGACTCTCAATCTGAGATTGCCCGAGTTGATATCTACTGAGAAACTTCCTAACTCACTAGATGTACCTTGTAGGACTGTACCAAACTGCGTTATACTTGCGTTAGTACCGTCGTGTATTACATGAACCTCTGTTATCTCATAATCACCACCAGTAGCGTCTGAGACTGTTATAGTATACTTTGCACCTCTATAACTTGCAATCGCCATTGTATCTAAATTTGTGATAGTAGTCGATGTTGTAGTCACTGTACCAGAAGTAAGTCCTGAACCAGCATCTTGAAAAGATAAAGTACCAGAACCATTAGTCATTAAGACTTGGTTGTTAGAACCATCTGAAGTTGGATATAATAATCCACCTGCTGTTAGTGTTGAAGAAGTTAAATCTCCAAGTTTTAAATCAGCAAGTGCATAACCAGAACCACTAGTATTAACTGTAGTTCCTGGTTCTACCTCTAAACCATCGAATAATGTCCATGTAGAATCCGATGCATCTCTGAATAGACCTGTGTACTCAGATGCACCACCATCTGATAAACCATCGTTGTAGTTTCCGTAGAAACCAATATCGATTAGGTCTGAACTAGTATTTTGATTTGCGAACTCAAACATTGAGTCGCCAACAGATGTCGTTGTAGAATTGACTGTTAAAGTTGTCCCTGTAACCGTTAAGTCACCTGCAACTGTTAAATCGCCATCTACTTGGGTGTTTAGTTTTGACTGTACACCTAAATCTGCGAAAAATTTTACTTTCGATGCCATGGTGTTATTTATGTAATTTATCTACCGACAAAAAAAAGGGGACTCTAAAGTCCCCCTTTTCATAATATATTACTGAATTTAAGCTTCGACTGTAGTTCTGTTAAACTTAATAACCGTTGAGTTTGTACCCGCCGGTGTACATAGTAGTCTAACATTGTCTCCATTAATGTCTGCATCAAATGTCGCTAAGTTAGTATCTTTAAGCGTTCCGTATTGTGTTAATGTCACGGTAGAACCGTCATGTACTAACATTATCTCTGTTGAGTGGAAATTACTTCCCTCTGACATCGCCACGATATATCTCGCAGCTCTATAGGTAGCATGAGCAAAGTTATCAAGTGAGAATTCAGTAGTAGCAGTTTTAGTGATACCACCTGTTGTTGTATTCTCGTCTTGAATCTCTTTACCTGTTTCTATTCTATCTGTACTAGAGTTATAAGACATGTGACGGATGAATTCAGCGAGTTTAAAACTTCTTGTTATAGCCATTTTCTATCCCCCTATGATTGTCTTATTTGGAAAGTATTAACCGTTGTGTTGGTGTTAGCAGGTGTACATAAGAGTCTCATGTTTCCTGAATTAACATCAGCTGTCAACGAAAATAATGAAGCAGTACTGAATATATCGCCATATTGAACGAAATATGCATTGGATCCATCATTGATTAATAATACTTCGGCTGAATGTGTTCCTGCACTCGCATGAGTGGCAGTAATAACATATTTAATACCTTTATTAGATACTGCATTACTTGATAATACTTGATTAGCAGTAGTTGCACTAAAGACACTATTTGTATAGTATCCTTGTACTAAATTAGCAGCGGTAACTGCTACTACTTCTAATGTATCACCTGCAATTGCATTTTCTTCCAGTGTGATTGTTGTGGTGTTGGTTGCAGTATAATCTGCACCAGCATCAACTAACTTAACACCATTAAGGAATACTTGTTCTGAACCTACAGTATAAGACAATGCATTACTGTCATCATCGTTACCTGTAAATACAGTTTGGTTACCCGAAACGGTGTATTTGTAAATTGAAACACCTGAACCACCTAAAGTTGCAAATGAAACTGTTCCTGAACCATTGGTTTGAAGAACTTGTCCATTTGAACCATCACTGGTTGGAAATGTTATAGCGTCATTAATCTGTAGAGATGTTGGGTTAGACCCAATCTCTACAACAGCAGCAGAACCATCATTCTTCTCGGTATAAAATCTACCGTGATAAGTATTGACAGCCAATTCCCCTAGTGATAAATCACCAGTACCAGGAACTGCGTTCTGAGTCGAACTTCTTTTAAACTGTATAACTGTTGCCATTTCTATCTCCTATTGAAAGTGTGTTAAAGAATATTAATTAAAATGTTCCACCGTCAATAGCAGTAATGGTAACTGCACCACTTGATACTGTAAAGTTAGCACTAGCAAAACTAGCGATACCTTTATTAGATGTCGTTGCATCTTCTCCAGTAATGGTTGCTGTACCACCTGAGTACGCTACATCCATACCTTCGCCAGCAGCGACAATTACAGAACCTAAGTTAGAAGCAGTTGATACTTCAGCAGCAATCGTAATTGCACCTGCACCATTAGTGATATCAATACCATCACCAGCAGTAAGAGTAGCAGCATCCATTAAACCTGAAGATGTGTCACCAATTAAGATTTGACCATCTGTAGGAGCTGAACCTGCATAACTGTCAATACTTCCACTCATACTTGCGTTAGCAAGAGTTAAGTTTCCGAATTTACCTGCCATAGCAGTTCCAGAGAATACTGAAGAACTATCTGTTGCACTTGTTAGAGCGACAAAAGAACCATCTGTATCATCCATACCAAAGAAACCAATTTTAGCACCACCGGAGTTGTACTTAAATTTAATACCTCTGTCTAGGTTATCGTCTGAACTATCTGAACCAATTTCGAATACAGGGTCAGCGATATTTACTGTTGTTGAGTTTACTGTTGTTGTAGTACCATTAACTGCCAAGTTTCCTGTGACTGTTAAGTTACCAGATGTTGTTAAAGTTGCAGTTGTAATATCGTCTGATATTAAGTTTCCTGAAACTGTTAAGTTATTTGCGACTGTCACATTGTTTGGAAGACCAACTGTTAAAGTTTGTCCTGACATTGATGTTTCAATCTCGTTTGCTGTACCAGCGATTGTTAGTGACTGAGAGTCTAAGTCTACTGCACCTGTTCCACTGTCACCAGCCATATCTAAGTCTGAAGCGGTTACACTACTGTCTACATATGCTTTTACTGATTGTTGAGAAGGAACTTTAACTGCTGAGTTAGAAGCCATGTTGTCTTCGTCTACAAAGAAGT